TCAGATAACCCAGGGCCACGCCCTGGCCGCCAATGTACAGCTCGCCGGCAACCCCCACCGGCACCGGCTGCTGGCGGGCATCGAGCACGTAGGTGCGGCTGTTGCCGACCGGTTTGCCGATGGGGATGCTTCCCTCGTCCGCGCGCTGAATTTCATGGGTGGTCGAGAAGGTGGTGGCTTCGGGAACAGCCCGGCGGTCATCCACAACACGCTGATCGATTGTTTTTGCAGCAAGGCCGCGAAGGTATCGCGGGACAACAGCGTGTCCTGGTCGACCACCACTACCGCGCCGCCGTTGAGCAATGGCGCCCACACGTCGAGGGTACTGGCGTCAAAGGCCGGGTTGGAAGCGAACGCCACGCGGTCCTGCGGGTTGAACTCGGCATAGCCGTTGTTGATCACCAACCGCGTGATCGCCCGGTGTGGCACCAGTACGCCTTTTGGCGTGCCGGTGGAACCGGAGGTGTACATGATGTAGGCGACGGTTTCCGACGACTGTTCAAGGGCCGGGTTGTGCTCGGGCTCAGCACTCAGATTGAGACTGTCCAGGTCAAGGCGATGGCCAGATACCTCGGTGTTGCTGGTGGTCAGTACCCAGCGCGCGCCACTGTCTTCAATCATGAAGGCTTGACGATCCGTCGGTGCGTTCACGTCCAGCGGCACATACACCGCCGCGCACTTGCTGATCGCCAACTGCGCCACCAGCAAATCCAGGGAGCGCTCGAGTAGAATCGCCACCCGGTCACCCGGCGCTGCGCCAAGGCCCAGCAAGTGGTGGGCCAGTTTGTTGGCCCGCGCGTTCAGTTGTGTGTAGCTCAGTGAAACCGCACCCTGCACCGCCGCCACGGCGTGCGGCGTTGCCGCGGCCTGCTGCTGGAACACGTCGTGTACGGTCTGCCCGTCGGGATAGGCACGCGCCGTGGCGTTGAACGCTTCCAGCACTTGCCGTGTTTCGTCCATCGGCAACACCGTGATGTGCTCCAACGGCAGCTGCGGCGTTTGTTCCAGCGCCTGCACCAGGTGCGTGACGGCGGTCAGCAGGTAGTCACAAATGCGGCGCGCCTCAATCGGCGAAACCACCAGCGCGCTGAGGTTGAATTGCTCACCCAGGTCATCGACGCTCAGGGTGATGGGGTAGTTGGTGCGCTCTTCGGCGTGCAGCAGGTACATGCCGTGCCACGCCTGGTCCATCTCCACCGCGTCTTCGACCCCGGCGCTGTGGCGGTAGTTGAGCAAGGCGTTGAACAACGGCGTGGTCGCCGCGACCCCGCTGCAACGCTGGGCCAGGGCCAGTGAGGCATGTTCATGCCCCAGCAATGCCGTAAGCCGCGCATGGGTGGATTTGACCGCCGCCCGCACACTGACCTGCGCCACATCCACGCGCAGCGGCAAGGTATTGATAAACATCCCCAGCGCCCGGTCCGCGCCCTCGCCGCCTTGCATGCGCCCCAGCAGCACGGTGCCGAACACCACGTTCTGACGCCCCGACAGGGTGCCCAGTACATGCGCCCAGGCCAGGTGGAACAGACTGGCGGCACTCACGCCGGCCAGACGCGCTTGCTCACGCAGCCGAAGGCTGAGGTCGACGTCCAGCAAGTGCGTGGCCTCACCCACACCGTGACCTTCGCCCTGCACATCCTGCAGGCCGAACGGCAAGGTGGGCTCATCGAGGGTGCCGAGCATCTCGCGGAAAAACGCTTCGTGTTCCGCTTCGCTGCTGCCCAGCCGGGCCTGCGCCACATAATTGCGGTAAGGCACGGCATGCCCCAGTGCCTCGCCATGACCCAGCAGGATCTTGCGCATTTCCTGCTGCACGGTGTCGAGCGCGGTGTGGTCCATGACCAGGTGATGGAACATCAGCACCGCGACGATGCGCCGGTTGGCCGGGTCCCTGGCGTAGACCATGCGCATCAACGGCGCCTGAGTCAGGTCGAGGCGATAGTGACGCGCATCGAAACGCTCGCGCAGTTGCGCCAGCACATCACCCGCCGCCGGGTCGGTTACAACCTCCTGCACCACCAGTCGGGCCTTGCGCCACACCACTTGCATCGGGCTTTCCAGGCCTTCCCAGACCAGGCCGGTACGCAGGATGTCATGCCGGTCGATAACCGCTTGCAGCACATCGGCGAACACCTGGAAACGCTCAAGGTTGTCGAAGCCGTAGCTGGATTGCAGCAGGTAAGGGTCACCTTCGTCGGTACGGATATGGTGGTAAAGCACCCCTTCCTGCAACGGCGCCAAGGGGTAGATATCCTGCACATTGGCGACGCCGCCCGGTACCGTGGCAACAATGCGGTCGATGCCGGCCTGGCTCAATTGGGCCAGCGGCAACAGTGCCGGGGTGATGCGCTCGCAGTCGGGGGTAATCAGGTTGGCCGGCACGGCCACCTCGCGTCCGCTGCCGACCGCCGCCGCCAGCGCGGCGAGGGTTGGCTGGCGGAACAGCACGCGCACATCGGCGCTGAGCTCGACCTGGCGCATGCGTTCGATCAGGCTGACTGCCAGCAACGAGTGGCCGCCCAGTTCAAAGAAGTTGTCGTGACGCCCTACTTGCTCGACCTTGAGCACATCGGCCCAGATCTGCGCCAATAGGGTTTCGATCTCGCCCTGGGGTGCTTCGTAGCCACGGCTGAGCAGCGCGTCCTGATCCGGAACCGGCAAGGCCTTGCGGTCAACTTTGCCGTTGTTGGTCAGCGGCAGGCTGTCCAGACGCACGTACGCGGCCGGGACCATGTAGTCCGGCAGTTGGTCGTGCAGATAGTCGCGCAGGGTCTCGATGCTGACGTTTTCGCGTTCGGTGAAGTAAGCCACCAGACGCTTATGCCCCGGCTCATCCTGACGGGCCAGCACCACCACGTCCTTGACCTGCGGGTGTTCACCCAGGCGCGCTTCGATCTCGCCCAGTTCGATACGGAAACCACGGATTTTCACCTGCTGGTCGTTACGCCCCAGGTACTGCAAGGTGCCATCGGCACGCCAGGCCACCAGGTCGCCGGTGCGGTACATCAAACCGCCGTCGTTGAACGGATCGACCAGGAAAGCGTGGGCCGTGAGGTCGGCACGGTTCAGATAACCCAGCGCCACGCCCTGGCCGCCAATGTACAACTCGCCGGCAACGCCCACCGGTACCGGCTGCTGACGGGCATCGAGCACATAAGCGCGGCTGTTGCCGACCGGTTTGCCGATCGGGATGCTGCCTTCGTCAGCGCGCAGGATTTCATGGGTGGTCGAGAAGGTGGTGGCTTCGGTCGTCGAGCGCGTCGATCTGGTCCTGCAGGCCTTGGATCTTCTCAAGATCACTGAGAACGTCCTGTCCAAGCTCTGTTTTGCCAACCTTCCCGGCCAGAGCCGATAGGTAGGCGGTGACGTCGTTCGACGTTGAGGCTGGCACGTATAGAAACGCGCTTTTGCCGTAGGCGTTCTTGGAGCGGATGAAGTAATAATAGTTGGTGTAGAAGGCCAATCCCGTGTGGGTAAAGCTGAGGCCCTGCCCCAAATAGGTAGCTTCGCCAACTGTCGCCTGAGGCGTTACGCTGAAAAAGTACTCATAAGTTCCGCCATTAAGGCCGTGCAGAACATTGTTCGGGGTTAGCGTGATCGAGGTGATCGAGGATTGAACCGAGCAAGACTCAGGGATTGCCGGACCCTCGATGCTCACGGTAATTGTCGCTTCGCCTGACCGCGCCATAGGCCCGATGGCTGCCACGCTCATCGTGTAAGTGCCGGATGGCAGCGCACTGATCTGGCACTGATTGCTCACAGCCTGGATCGTATGCGATTGCGCCACGCCAGAGCCCTGGCGGACGATGATGGCGTACTCTGAAACGATGCCCTCGGGCGCCTCCCACGAAAGAACGCCCTGCACCACCTCCGCGGTGGTGTCCTGCGTCCAGACTAATCCTGTCGGCGAGCCGAGACCGCCGGACGGAAGATTGATAAACCCTAACGGGTCATACGGCTGCCCGACTGCATCATCAAAAATAGCCGCCTCATACTGCTGGACCTGAACGTTACAGCCCTCGCTGTCGCCCATGGACCAGTTGGTCACGATGAACTCGCCGAGAATGTTGAGCGACGGCAGGTTGACGCGCACCACGCGGCCGGGCCGGCAGTTGTAGCCGGAAAAGTTCATAGGGATGGTTATCACCCCACCCGCCCGCCGGCGCCGCAATTCGATATTCGCCAGGCGTTGCGGCTGGTAAGCATCAGTTACGTAGGAATAAGTAAGCGTTTCCGCCGCCTCACCACCATCTTCCGCAATCCACTCGGCGATGCTGACTTCGGGATAATCCGTTTCGGTCCAAGACTGTGAGGGGTCAATAAAGGTGCCGCGCACGGTATTGATGGCTGAATCATTGGTTGGCTCGGTGCTGCCTCCGATCGTACCGATGACCATGTCTTCTGTGATTTCGAAGTCGTATGGCCCGTAGTAGGCGCCGGCCTGCAGCATCCATCGCCCGCCAACACGGATCAAACGACCTGCACATGCAGCCTCGAGCTTTTGCAGCACCCCAGACTTCAACTCGTCCGCACCGATGACACACGCACTGCGGTATCGCTGACTTACAGATCCATCGGCATTGGTCACAGCCTCGTCACAGACGTTCGCTGCGCTGGCAAATGTCGAAAAAACGATCTCGTCATCTGGAACACTGCACCGATTGCGCAGATACCAGAGGATGTGCAGCGCCGTGTTTGGACTGTAACCGCTGGTGTTGGTGCGCGGATCGAAAACGTCATTGCGACCACGCACGATGAAGCGCACATCAGGAATACCCGACGGGAACTTCACGGAGCTATACATCAGCGACAGCCGTACAAAAGACAAGCCGCGGCCAATCTGAGAGTCTTTCCAGTCGGGGCAGTTCGCCTTCAGAAAAGAATTCACCTGGGTAGGGTTTACGACCAGCTCATAGCTCGCAAAACCAGCAAAAGAGGCGATAGGCTCTTCGCCAAGGTATATGTTTTCGAGTGCATCCACAGCGCCTTCGCACAACACATACACCAGGTGGAGCCATTCACCCTCCGTCTGTGCGCCCCTCTGCTCTTGAGCCCACACCAGTACGCCACCGGTTGCAACCCGACCGAGAATGAAGCGGACAGGCGCTTTCGAAGAGCGAACTGTTTGAGCTGATGGCTCGTTGTCCCGCAAAGGAGACTTGGTGTTCAGCTTTTCCTGCTGTTCTGCCGCATAGAAAGCCAACCCGGCTCCGATAACGGCGCCTACCGGTCCGCCCTGCACAAAGCCAATGACTGCGCCGACGACGACCTGAGCAATTTTCTTAACGCCACCGCTCATTAATCAACCCTCCAGGCAGCCCTCGGCTCGCACTCAATGCGGTGGGCTCCATCCTCGGTTGCCGACCAGTAATCACCCGCCCAAAAGACAGCCATACTTCGGCCGCCAGGGGCGTCATACAGCACCACGTCGCCGCGCTGGATAAATGCCAGCGATACCCTTTGAAAGCAGGCGTCCCAGGCAGCTTCTAGGCTCCCGTGCTTGCGCTTCAGTTGACGCTTGGCACCGGCCTCGGTTTTATATTTGCCGCGATAATCGGAGGCGGGATCGATACCGCATACCGCTTCAGCGCAGTCCGCGGCGAACAGGCAGCAGTCAAATTCGCCCCACGAAAAAGGCCGCCCTTGGGCAGCCTTGATTGTTTCGTTGAGTCGTGTGGTCCAGTCTCGATGCCGCATCGCTAACTCCCGTAGTTGAATGCCGGAGCGTCCTTGCTGGAACCCCAGTAAATCGGCCACTCGGACATTTGCGCGATGGCGTAGAAGAACCGATCGCCCTGGTGCCGGGCGCGGTGGTTTTCGTCAGTGAAGCGCTCGGTGCCGGTGCGGCTCCATTCAGCCATTCGGTCTACCACTGGAACCGTGATGCTGTTGCCTTCCTGGCCAGTGCCGGCGAACGAGAATTTTGCGGCGTCCATACGCCCAGAGAACAAAATATCAGCGGCGTAGTTGCCAGCCTCATCGAACACGATGAACAGGACCTTGGCCGCCCTCCCCCGACAGCCACGGATATTTGTCTCGGACAGGATGTAGGCGTCGAGGCCGCTCAGAGTCAAATCTACCGACATAGGCGAACCTGAATTGTCGCTTTCCTGCGACTGGCTGACCTGGCCGAAGTCGCCGACACCCTCGTAGGTGATCCCATCCACCACCAGTTGGCCGGTTCCGGTGTGCGCAAACACCATGCCGTCTACGAAGTCCAGCTGGACCGCGTACACAGGCATAAACTTGCCGGTGGCGATGATATTCACCACGCTCTGACTGAATGGAAAGGCAGACGGCATTAGAAGGCCTCCCTGAATTGCAGCGTGCAATTCGAAACGATTGGCTGAATGGTTACCTGGTGGGTGTCGTCAACACGCCGCATCTCCGAATAAGGGTTTCGGTACTCAACTGCCGTGCCGGGAGTCAACGTTTTCCGAATGCGCTTATTGAGCGAAACGGTGACCTGCCCTTGTGCATTTGAAGTTGCGGTTTGCACGGCTTCAAACATCTCGCCGTTTATTGTCAGATAGTCACCAAGCGAAAAAACCCTCGCATTGGGTGTTACCCCGCCAATGACGACAGCCATGGCTTGAGCGATGCCAGATACAACAACGGGTGCCCCGATATTGTCACTGCGAGTACGCGTGATTGCTGGGATTTTGACCGTGCCGAACATCCCATTCAGGCGCCCGAGGAGCGCCGTTAGCTCCCTCTCGTCCTCATCAAAGAGTACTCCAAATGTCAGAGTGCAGACCCAGTAGGCGCCAGGATACCCAACAATCTGCTGGGCATTGGATAGCGTCGACGTAAACGCCCTGTTGTTGTAGGTCATCCCCCACGCCGTCTCACTGGGCTCTAACAGTACAGGCCAATCAAGAGCCATGGTTTCTCCTACAGCCGCTTAACGGCGCGCGATCATTTGGCGGGCAGGCCCGTTCTGTTTGAAGTCGTTGAGCACCAACTGGTACCCAGCTTGGGCTCCATCTTGCGCAGCACGCTTGAGCTCATCCCTGGAAACACCATTCGCATCCCCACTGAAATGAAAGTGCTGCGTCACGCCTGCGAGACTTGTGGTCGTTGTGGAAGAGTCGGACTGCGACGTGCCTCCGACCATTCGCACGCCAAGAGACCCGTCAGAGGCGCGAGTCAAAGGCATGATTGCCTCCGGCCCGGCCTCGGCGAAGATTCCAGCGCCCTTAGCGAAAGCGAAGGTCTGTGGCGTGTCGTAAACCCCGCCGGAATAAGAGGATAGACTTGCAGAGTTGTAAACGCCGCCTTTGGCGTTGGCCACCATAGCGCCCTCGCTAAAACCAGTCATGGTTCCCTGCCCTAACGCCTGGCTACCACCAGAGAGAAAGCCGAACGCACTACTCAAGAACCCGGCGGCAGCCTGGCGAACCTGAATTCGGATGAGATCCGAAATAATAGAGTCAGCCATGTCCTTAAACGACAACTTGCCTGTTTTGACGAAGTTTACGATGCCGTCTTCCATGCCGGTGAAGGCGCTGGTGAACATCTGCTTGGTTTGACCAGCTACGTCAGCAGCCTGAGCGACGTAGTCCTCGAACGCATCCGAGGCGCCATTGACCCAGTTTGACTGCGCAGCATCAAGTTGAGCGTAGTAATTTTGTTGAGCTGCGAGGCGCTTACCGAGTTCATCCTCGAGAACCTTGGTTTCGCTCGCATAAAGCTCCGGTGAAATTTCCCCGCTATTACGCTGCTTGACCAACTCATTTACGTCAGCGGCGTACTTCTGACGAAGAGCCAAGTCAGCCCGCATCCGGTCGCGGGCCTTGTCGCCCATCCCCACGCCCGCCAGCTCCTGCTCAAACCCGTCCTTCGTGGTTTGGGTTGTCAGCGCCTGGGCATTCTTGAACGCCGTCAGCTTCAGGTCGTCCTCGTTGGCCTTCTTCAGTTTGTTCAGCGTATCCAACTCAGCGGCCATGCCCTGGAGCTTTTTCTTCTGCGCTTCGCTCAGCTTGCCGAGCTTCCCTTCCTGGAGCTCGAAGGAAAGCTTCATCACCTCCGTTGCTTCGTTCTGCTTGTTGCCGGTGGTGTTGATCAGTTCGATCTGGCGCTTGTAGCCTTCCTCGGCAGTGGCGAAATCCTTGACCTGCTTCTTTGCTGCCGACTCCTCCGAGCTGGCATTCTTCTGCTTGGCCTTAGTCGCATCCGCATCGGCTTTCTTTTGGTCATCAATAGCCTTGGCCCGAGCGCGAATCGACGCGGCGAGAGCGCTTTGGGTATCGATGTTTTCTTTCAGAATTACGCGCTCAGCAGCTTCAGCAGCAGTCTTGTCCTGCAAGGTGCCAAGCTGTTTTTCAAGCTGCTCAAGATATTTCTCGCCGGCGGCCGTAGCGGCAGCAGCGGCAGCGGCGTTCTTGCCAAGCCCGTCTGCCGACTTATTGTTCTCCGCTGAGAATGCAGAGAGCGCAGATTGATTTGCCGCTAGGGTGGCGGTGAGCTTTTCAACATCGCCTGCGCTCTCCTCGATCCCTTGCGCCATGGACTCGGAAACCACGGCGGGAAAGGCTCGAACTTTGTTCGCGACACTGGCCCAGTCAACTGCTACTCCGCTGGCCGAATCCTTCGAGGCCTTCTTGACGATATCCAGGGCAGCCTGGGCATCCTTTGATAAGCTGACGAAACCGGCAGCAAGACCGGAATCCTGGCCAGCTGCACCAGCATTACGAAGACTGCTTTCGAATTTGTCCGCAATCGCGCCGGAAGATTCTTCGACCTTGCGCTGGGTCTTTTCGATTTCGGAGCGTAGCTCTCGCAGGGTGACGGCCTGAGTTGCCCGTCCAAGCTCGTTGAATTTCTTGATCAGCACATCAAGTGGCGCTGACAGGTCTCCCAGCTTTTTCTCAAGAAAACCAGTGTTGTCGCGAAGAGTAAGAAACGCCGTCGCCGCGCCTATTGCCAGCATTGCTACACCGGCCGGGCCGCCAAGAACGCCGAGCAAAGTCGTTGACGCGCTTCTCACGCCTGCTTGAGCGGTGGCAACTGCGTTCGTTGCGCGCGCCTCAACCGCTCGGGCTTCCGCCAGTTGCAGAGACATCTGTGTTTGAACCGCAGTGCCGCGGGCCGCAATAGCCTCTTTCTCCGCCAAGAAAACAGTGGTCTGCGCTTTCTGTTGCTCCGCTTGCGCAACGAGCAATACAGATGCGGCCTGGGCTTTCCTCGCAGCAGCGTCCTGAATAGCTGACTTGACCGCCACCGCCGCGTTTCCAGCAGCCGCACGACCGTAGCCAGCTAAGGCCCCAATAGCTGCGAGAATCGCAACGTCTGCGAGCGTTTCAAAGTTTTCGCCAACAACTCCAATGCCGCTTGCCAGAATGCCCGTGGCATCTGTGGTTTCGTTCAGCTTCCCGACGTAAGTGGTGAAAGCGTTTTGCAGGTTTTGCACCGCGTCTCGTACAGCGACACTCATTCCGTCCGCAAGAATCCCGTTTGCTTCCGCAGTCTTTTGCAGGCCTGCAGTCAGGGTATCCAAGCTAAGCTTGCCTTGTGCGCCAAGGCTGCGGATTTCTTCGGCCGACTTTCCGGTCGATTTGGCGACGGTGTCCACTACCGTAGGCATCGCGGCAAGTATTGATTGCCATCCGTCAGCCTCAACCTTTCCGGTCTGAAGCGCCTTCGAATAAGCATCGATAGCCGAGCTGGCTTTATCTGCCGACGCTGAGTTGGTGACCAGTAGAAAGCTGAAACTATCCATTACGTCCAGCGCCTGGCTGGTGTTGTAGCCCATGGATTTGAGGCTTTCCGAAGTTCGGATGTATAGCTCTTGCGCTTCAGCGAGAGGCCGATAAGTGCGCTTCGCAGTCTCCAACAGACGCTGTTGCACCTGCTCGTATTCGCCGACACTGCTGGTTGCCATGCCTATACGGTCGGACATCTGGCCGTATGAGTCGGCGGCCTCAATGATCTTACCGATACCGGCAGCTCCGATCGCTGCCGCCAACGCAGTCTTGATCAGTCCGGATGCGTTCTGGGCTCGCTCTCCAGCGCGATCAAAAGCGGTATCAACTTGCCCCAGACTTTTGTCGATCTTGCTGGAAGCTTGGCCAACGCTGGAATCTGCACGGGCCATTTCTTGGCGAAGTTGCGCCGTAGTGGCCTCGATGCGGACAAGCATTCCCTGTACGTCGGTATCGGCCATGCTTTTCTCCAGGCATAAAAAAACCCGCCGGGGCGGGTGTTAAATTTGATAAAAATTAGTGGCAGAGCTTGGACCAAGCCTTCTCAAATTCACTTGAGGTCATGCGATCGTCGCCCGCAAAAACCACCATTTCTTTAGTGGCCGCGATGAATCTCTTGAAGCCGACATACCCGCCGAAGGAGTTTTTAGAGTTGACCTCGCCGCAAAACCCTTTCTGATTACGAAACTCAGCGCTTTCTGGATCTTTCAAAACCCCAGATACAAACTCCCTGGCCACGCGCTGATATCGTATTTCGGTCATTTCGGCCTTATTCCTGGCCTTATCGGCCTCGGATTGGCCGCATGCCGCCAGCAACAAAAAAACCGGCAGCGCCATCAGCAGCTTTTGCATTCGTCAATCCCTCGTCTGTAATCGGGGAAGACTATCAAAACGCTACGCTGCCTGCCTCCCTGTGAGCGCCTGCCGCAGCTTGTCCGCCACTGTCGACGCAGATGGCTTATCGGCCTTGGCCTTGGCCTTTCCACCGCCGAAGGGATTCGTCATCTGCGCCCATTCGATCTTGGCGTCCATGGCCAGGAAAAGTTCAGGGAGCGGCACCCGCCAGGCGACATCAGGCGCCCATCCAAGCCATCCGACAGCAACGGCGTAAAGGCGATCTACATAGCTTCCATTCTCTACAGCGCTTACGCCTTCGCCGGCTGATCCTTTCCCGGCTGTGCGCCTCGAGGGTTGTAAAGCGCGACCAAGTACGCATTAAGCTGGGTAGCGACCTCCAGCACGCCCTCCTGCCATACCTGCTCAGAAATAGGTGCAGCGGCTTTACCACTCAGTCCAGCGCCGCCGGCGATAATCACTGCGCATCCTTCAATACTCAGAGAGCTGATTGCCTGCGAAGCCCCGCGCAGCCCGCCGAAGTGGGCTTCGATAGCGCGCACGGCGCTGAGCGTCGGGGTCAGTGTGTAAGTCTCTTCGCCGAGCCTGATCTCGACGGTACCGAAAAGGGTCTTGCTCATGCGTCGAATCCTTGGGGTTCGGGGCCGAAGCCCCTCGGGTTAGGCCGCGGCAGCCGGGAGAATTTCCAGGATGTCGGAGTTGATGCCGATCGTTACGTTGCGGCGAACCACGTTGTCAGCGGCGCCGGCGGCGACGGTGTTGTTCATCACCTTGCCACGCAGGTAGAAGGTGGTTGGCAGCAGCGCCGGGGTGGCATCGGGATCGCCATCGTTCAGCGTGATCTTGATGTTGTAGTCGCCCTTGCTTCGATCCTTGTGAGCGATCTTCAGCTTGGCCTGGCCCAGGTCGCCGTTGTCGAGGCCGATGGCCAGGGTCAGGTCACCGGCATCAGCGGTGCCCTTGTACTTGCGTACGCGGCCATTGCGCAGCGAGGTGAAGGTCACGGAGCTGAACGTGTCACCAAACTCGCCCAGGTCTTCAACCTCGCCAATATCGACGTAGGTGTCCGCCTTGTAGAGCGCTTCAGTGTCCGCGCCGTTCTTGCTACCGATACCGATCCGGCAGCCGGCGGCTGTGTTGAGGTTGTCTTCGGCCATGGGGGTTCCTCCAAGGGCACATTGGATAAAGCCGCGGTGCGGCCGGGTGTTGGGTTTAGTGGGTGGTGATGATGCGGACCGTAATCGACCCCTGGTACGTGACGCCATCAGCATCGCGCTGGGCGTCAGCCTGATCGACCCGGACCGAGACAGCGCGGCCAACAGTCAACGGCAACCGGCGCTCATCCAGAGCCGCGACAACCTCGCCGATTATGCGCTTCACCTCGGCTTGTCCATGGGCATCCGACCAGACCGACAGGTAAATCATGCGCTGTTCGCGCTTCCTGCCAGCGATAGGCGAAATGTTGGTGGATATCTCGCGGTCAATGGAAACGTAGGGCATCGGCGAATCCATGGGCGCGCCATCGTAGGTCGGGCATGAAACCTCGGCCGCAAGCCTGGCGAACAGCGCCTCCTGCAGCGCAACAGACGGATCAGCCATTGGTAAGCCCCTTGCTCGCCTTGCTCAGCGTTCGACCGATGGCCGCCTTGATGTTGGCCACCACATACTCCCGGTTAACGTCCTTCGCTGGGCGAAGCCATGGATGCGCGGGGCGCGCGGGGATGTCCGGGTACTTGCCGAAGAAGTTGGTGCCATCGGCCTTGTTTGTCGGGCGACGAGTTCGGCCACCGGCGCGCTTGTTGCCGGTGTAGCCCTTGGTCCCGTACTCGACGAACCGAAGGTAGAAGAACCGTTGCTTGTTTTTCTTGCCACGGATACCGATCTGGGCGTCCAGGCCGCTTTGCGAAACAAACACCGTCAGGGCGGCAGCAGCGGCGCCAGTGTCTTTCGGGATCAGGTTTTTCATCGTCGAAAGAATGCGCTCGGCACTGTCGCGCATCACCGGTGCCAGCTCGTTATCCATGGACTGATGGAGTGTGCGTAGCGTGCGGCGAAGCTTGAAATCGCCGGACATGCGCGAGCGGCGGGCGGCCATGGATTACTCCTTGGCCTTTCCGGCCTTTTCAGGGGCGGGAGGCGTATCAGGCGCAGGCTCGACCAAGCCGCGGCCCACCAGGTCGGCACCAAGCTTGGCGTCAACCGTGAATTCTTCACCCTTCTCCCGGTCGCCGGTAGCGCCGGACAGGGTGCCCAAGGCAATAACTCTCATGATTAACCTCTACGGATTGGGTACGTTCGAACAAAGAAGCCGAAGCATGTCGCGCTCGTTGTTCGGCAGAGCGGCTTCGATCAGGTAGGTGGTGGTGACTCCATTCGCCTGGTAGACCAGGCGATTGCCTGAGACCGCATCAGGGCGGGGATGCATGCGAACCTCTGCTGTTACAACCGCTTTCAGTTGCTCGGCTACGGGTGATACTCGCCCCGTCGGCAATGTAATCTCCGACCAGAGTTTGCCCACTTCGACCCAGGCGATATCAAAGCCGCCTGTTTGGTTCTTGGTGAGCACTGGCTTGAGCATCGTACCCCGGTGGCGCAGCGGTCCGGCTCTCATACATTCACCCAGCGGTGAGGCTTCCACAGAGCATTGGTTGCCATTGGCAGTTCCGCAGTAATCGTTCCGACCACCACAGTCTCGCGGCTGCTATACCAGTGTCCGATCAGCAACAGCGCTCCTTGCTGGATGCCCTTGGTCATCAACAGCGCATTACCGACCGGGTCAGGCAAGGCCGTTGCAGGGTCGACGAGCGTGCGATTGGTCCAGGTCTCAAACGCGCTGAGGGCTGCATCCGTGTAGCCCTGAATCAGCGCATTCTCGTCGTCATGGTCGACCCGTAAGTGAGCCTTGACGATGGGGAGATCAATCAACCTTCGGTACCAGCGCCTGAAGAACTTCTTTGTTGGCGGCCGGATCGAACTCAATTCCTTTTCCGGTGAGCCATACCTTCAGATCGGCGACTTTCATCTTGAGCGGGTCGGTTTCTTTCTGCGCCTCGACCGCCGCGTCAATCTCTTCCTGCGAGCTGCGCGATACGTACCCCTCAGGTGGGTAATTCACCGCCAGGTAGCCGGCCGCGACAAACTCAGCGATGGTCGGGCCATCCAGCTTCAGACCATTGGCGTCCAGTTGATTGGGGTAGGACGCAACACCCAGGTGCTCGACCGCAACCAACGCGCATCGCTCCGAGACATCCTGTTCGCCGGCGCCAACCTCAACTACATGGTTGCCATCGACAGAGAATGGGAACGGCTTTTTCACAATAATGATCGGCATAAATCCTCCAGCAGGCTGGGCGCCCGTAGGCGCCCGCCCATTTAGGCAGCGGCGCTCAGGGTGAGAATCTTCACGGCCTGGGAGTCGACCAGCATGCCGCCGACGCGCTTGGTGGTGTAGAAGCCAACGAATGGCTTGTTGGTGTAGGGGTCGCGCAGCACGCGGGTGCCGATACGGTCCACCACGGTGTAGGCGCGCTTGAAGTCACCGAATGCAATGGCATTGGCATCGGCGGCGACATCCGGCATGTCTTCGTTTTCGGTGATGCCGTACCCCAGCAGGACCGAAGGTGCGCCCGCTTCCAGGCCAGGGCGCCACAGGTAGTTGCCCTCGCTGTCCTTCAGCTTGCGGACGTAGGCAACAGTCAGGTTGCCCATCATCCAGGTGCCATTGGCGCGATAGCCAGCCTTGAGGGCGTGAATCAGGTTGATCAGGCTGTCACCAGTAATCGCACCGGCGGTGCCGCTCAAGAGCTTTTGCAGGACGCCGAAGGCGCGAGCGTCGTCGTCTTTCACGTCCAGACCATAAGCCAGCAGACCTTTCGGCTTGTTGACGCCATCGCCTTTCAGGAAAGCATTGCCTTCCTTCTCAGCGAAGTCGCGAGCAACCTCGCCATTCAACCAGCCCTCGGCATCGAAGAAGATGTCGTCAAGGCTGGTCTGAGTGGCTTGTGGGTTGGCGTACAGTTCCCCCATAAACGCAGAGATGTTGCCCAGTTTTGGAGTGTTGGTTGCCGGACGAGCATCGGTTTCACCCACCCAGCCCGCGCCGTTACCGCCGAGGTTCACCAGACGCTTGTAGTCCGGACTGCCAACGGTGATCTGGTTGCAGACCTGGCGCATAGGCGAGGTGTCGCGCAGCAGTTCGATGATGCTGCGGTCAAGCTCTTCGGGCACTGCGAAGCCGCCATCTGCATCAACGCCGACCTGCAATGCCTTGGCCTGCAGCTCGCCCAGACCAGTCTCGATACCCTTGCGCACGAACTGCATGAATGCGGTCTTATGCTCACTGGCGGCCTTGGTGCCGGTACCGTCAGGACGCTTGAGGGACAGCAACTCTTTTTCCAAGTTGCTCTTCAACACATCCAGATCACTCAGCTTTTCGTTGAGCGTATCGACCTGGCCGGACAGCTTGCCCTTTTCTTCTTCCAGGCCATCAATGCGCTTGTCATTGGTCTTTTTAAATTCGTCGAACTTCTTGCCCAGGGCTTCGGCGACGTCATCGATATCTTTCTTTTCAACAGCCATGAGAGGCTCCTTAAATGCGGGTCAACAGTGATTTGAGTGATTGCATTGCTTCGTCGGCATCCGCCTCTCGCGGTGAAACTGCGCCGTAGCCCTTGGCCATAAAGGCCTTGGCTTGGGAGCCAGAAAACCCAACCTCTCGAAGGGCTCGCTCCACTTTGCTGGGCGGCGGTGTTTCGCCGCGGGCCAGCAGAGATTTCACATCAGTGATCCGGGCCTCGTCGTTGGCCGGGAAGGTGACCGGGGATACTTCCCACAGGTCGATTGCCTTCAGCAGCCAGATTCCCTTTTCTTTGTCGTAGTCGTAACCGCCGTCCTCAAGCATGTAGCCGATGGACAGCCCGGTGAGACTTCCTGCTTTCATGTGTCCGTGCGCACGCTTGGCGAGCGGATCCGCCTCAACCAGGAGGCGACCCTTTACGTACAGTCCAACGTCGTCCTCGCGCATCTCGGTGTAAACGCCGATCGGCTCGCTCATTTGGTGCTGCCAGAGCATTGCCGGGAGGCGCCCTTTTTCCTTCCACCTGGCGAGGCTTGCCGCAAATGCACCACGGACAACTACATCGCTGTAGCTGTCCACGACGCCGAACACTGAGCCGTAGCCTTCGAACTCGCCGCTGTCGCTGACCGACTTAATGGTCAGCGGCACGTCAAGGCGCTGTTTTGTCTGCATCGTCGGCAGCCTCTGGATTGGTGGTCATGTTCATTGGGGTGAGGTAGATGTCGCCGCCTTCGCGGGGGTTTTCGTCTTCCAGTTCACGGCAGTCGTTAGGGCTCAATATTCCCCACTGAATACCTTTTCCGTAGGACTCGTAACGCCCCTTCAGGTCGCCTCGCATGAGGGCGCCCGCGTTGAACTTGGCATAGTGAGTCAGGCGGTCTTTCTCGTTGAGCAAGCCCACCTGAATGCGGTGCTCGATGCGGGTCATGATCGGAACCAGTGAGTAATTCACAAAGCTCATGCCCATGTGTTCGATGTTGTTTAGCGTCATCTTTTCCATACTGGCCACCAGGTGTGGCGGCACACGGAACAAACCGCATATCTGGGACTCGGTCAGCTTTTTGGATTCGATGAACTGGGTGTCTTGGGCGTTCAGGCTGATCGGTTTCCAGTCCAGGCCCATCTCCAGAATCATGGGTTTGTAGGCATTGGCCACACCCATGTGTTCGCCTTGAAACTCCGTCTTGAGCCGGCCAAAGGCTTCGTCGGTAAGCTGCTGCTCAGTCCGCAAAACACCGCTAGTCACAGCGCCATTCGTAAAAAGCTTGGCGGCGTGGGCGTCCATCGCCTGGCCCAGGCCCAGCGCCTGGCGAGCGTATGCGATGGGGTTTAGCCCGTTGAGCCCGTCCAGCGTGAATAACCGCACATGCCATATTTCATCCTGGGTTAGCGTTTTCGTACCCGATTTGAAATTGACGGTGTACTCAACTGTCCAGTCGTCCTTGAGCTTAGGCGTGACGATGTCCGGGTTGAGCGGTAGCAGCTCGACCACATTGCCCAAAGCCTTCACCTTGTAGGCGAAGAAGTTGCCACGAAGACACAGGCACGCCACCAGCATTTCCCAGAACTCCTGGGCGGTCATGTAGCTGTTGGGGGCCATGGTAATCAGCGGATAGAGCCGGTGAGCCGTCGCCGGCAGTCGGACCCGACCGGTTTGCTTTAGCAGCCGGCAAGGCAGCATGCCCATCGACTCGGCCAGCACCCGCACGCAGTTGAATACAACCAATTGTTGCATGGCGCTGGTGGTGGTCACGCGCTGGCCGGCATTGCTCTCGTAGCCTGCGCCCAATGCCTGGGCCAGCTTCTCCGGCGTATCAATGATCTGGGTGCCGCCTTTCCTTCCAAGGAGTGCGCGGAGCATCAGCGGCCACCTCGTACAATCGAGTACACGGACAGGGTGACCAACAGCGCTCCGCAGACTGTTAAGGCGAGTGGCTCACCCATCCATGCCCAAAGGCCGCGCGTCAGCAAAGCCAAACCCAGGACGCCGACGAGATCGGGGAAAGCCTCTTTCAGCGCCTCCAGCTTTGGCGACTTGATTTCGTCGGTCATAGGGTTCGAATTCCGTGTTTAGTGATGTGGTCAGAGAGGGTGTCATCGGGGTGAAGGTTTGCCAGAACTCGACCGATAGTCATGATCAACGCCACCGCGCCGTCGATTTTGTTGTCGTCTCCCTGCTTGATCGGGCGCACGACATCGTCGTTGCCTGGCAAGTTTTTGCCGATCACGTTTCCGATGCACCAGGTCATGATTGGATTGCCGTCGTGGTGGAATCGGCCAGCCTCAATAGCGGCCTCCAACTCCTTCATCGGATCGGACATGTTGGTGTAGTTTTGCGTGATGGTGACCGGCTCAAAACCTTCGTCATCAAGGTCATGGCTGAGACCTGTCGCACCGTGCGGATCAATAGGGCACTCGCGAATCGGGGCGAGATGATTCGCCTCCTTGGTGTCCTCAAGGATCTCGCGGTAGTCGACCTCCGCACCGTCTGTCACAGCCAGATGCTTTGAGTGAATCCACGCCTGAAACCGCTCGGACATCCTCTTGTTATCGGTATCGAATGCGGTGTCGTACGGAACCCAAAACTTCGGCGCAACGCTGTAGTAATGGACCTTGCCATCGATAACGCGCCAGAACAGCCTGGCCCTCGAGTTCATGTCGAGCTTGCGTGCCAGGTCGAAGCCAGCGATCCATTCTTGTCCCTCGAACTGCTCCAAGGTCAGCGAGGTATCCTCGCAGGCCTTCCAGCTTTCCATGTTGAAGAAGCCGGACTTCGCGCTCACCCAGAGGTTGAGGTGCTTTGTCTTGAAGGTGTTGGTGAATCGGGCCGAGCGAATTGCACGGGCTTGCTGGCTCTCCAGGTACTCCTGGAACACTGAGACCCCATGGTTCGGGTTAGCCTTGGCCAACATCTTCGGATCAGTCCAGTCATCACCTTCATCCAGCGTCCAGATCCATCCGAAAAGTTCCTCGTCAGGCACGGTGCCTTCGAGCATCTCGATCACCTGGCGCCGCTTGTCGTAGCACGGCCCCTCGATGTCGGCGCCGGCGGTGGTGATGATGAACATCAGCGGTTGGCGGCGGGCACCCATGCCCGTGAGCATGGTGTCGTACTGAGCCGACGTTGGGTGCTCGTGGTATTCGTCGACAATGGCGCAACTCGGTGAGGCGCCGTCGCCCGGGTTGCCAATCAGCGGCTCGAAGCGGCTGAAGTCCGACGGGATGTTCATGTTCGAGGCGTTCACCTCAATGCCGGCAGCCTGCACCAGCATTGGCGATTTGGTGACCATCAGCTTCGCCGGTCGGAAAACTTCCCAGGCTTGCTTCTCAGTGGTCGCACCGGAGTAAACCTCGGCGCCAAACTCACCGTCAGCCACGAACATGCTGATGCCTACGCCGCCAGCAACAACAGACTTGCCGTTCTTACGCGGTACTTCCCAATAGCTTTCGCGGAACCTTCGGTGGCCCCCCTTTTTCTTGACCCATCCGAACGTCACTGCCAGGCCAAACAACTGCCACCCCTCAAGGGTAATGAGCTGTCGCTTGAATGCCCACTCGCCCTTTGTATGGGGCAGCAGTTGAATGAGCTTCAGCTTCTTCTCGGCCTTGGCCAGGTCAAACTTGAAGCGAAAGCCTCGCTTGCGGCTGGCCGCCACATCGTCGAAGTGGCGCTGCACGGCCTGGTGAATGTAGCGGCAGGCCGGCACCTTCCCACGAAGAACGGACCGCCCCCAAGCCATTGCCTTGTCGACGTTGGCGTGCGGGGCTTTGGTCATTAGGAACTCAGTAGTTGAGCGAACTCATTGGTTGAGGCTTGCTTGTTGCCGCCGATGATCCGCGTCCGGCTCGCCGGATCGAGGCCGAGCAGTGAGCCAAAGGTGACCAGTTGGCGCATCGATTCGTTCGCCGCAGTAAGTGCGGGGTTCTTCATAGGGCTGCCCTGGGCAGAAGCCACGACGATCCCGAATTTCTGGACGGCCTCTTCGGACATGCGCCACTTGTCATAGGCGGAACAGAACGCCTCAACGTTGTGCAAATCGGTAAGCGCAACAACTTTTTCCCGGAGTAATTCAGGAATAAGCATCTTCCACATGGTGGCCGCGCGCTCGCTCAGCCAGTCCGGCGGGTCGATGTTTGTGACGGCGGTGAACTGAGGCTCATCATGATTGAGTGCCCGCTTTCCGGGGTTCCCAGCAAGTTTTTTCTGGGCCGTCGGCTTGGGTTTGCGACCACGGCCGGCGACCGTGGCGGTGCCTCCCATCGCGCAACTCCTGAATTTTTAATTTCGCGGGTGTAAGAGAAAGGCCAAGGGGACGGTCTAGCTCACCAAAAGTCGGGACTTTTGACCCTCCCCCTCCCTTATTGAGAATCAACCTCATTACAGCGCTCGAATCGGTCAATTCGAACGATTTCTCGATGGATTGCCCCAGCCGCCGTCCTCGGACGCCGTCTTCCTGCTGTGACAGGGATGACAAAGGGCTTGCCAGTTCGAGCTGTCCCAGAACACGGCCTTGTCACCTTTGTGAGGAACGATGTGGTCAAGATCAGTGGCCGCGACCACCAAGCCCTGCCGCTCGCACTCAGCACAAAGCGGGTGCTTGGCCAGGTAAGCCTTGCGGGCCTGCTGCCACTTGTAGCTGTACCCACGCTGAGCGCTGGTCTCGCGCTGCCGCTCGCGGCGCTTGGCCTCAGCGCTCTTGCCGATGTCTGCGTGGTCGTCGCAGTAGCGTGGGTTTCGGGTCAACACGCTGCAGCCTTGGGCGTTGCACGGCTTCTTCGGCCTCAACGGCATCTCATGGCGTCCTGGTCGGCAGTTTGAAGTCTGTGACCCGATCAGCAATCGACCGAATCTTCTCAACACCGAGGAAGCCAACCCAACCACCGACGAAGGTGGCCATGCTTTGCGGCAACCCGAAGAACTCCAGGCCGCTGATGATGGTCAGGGTCAGGCCACCGCATAGCACGCCTTCCAGCAGCATCTGGCGACGCGACCCACCACCGTAGGTGATGCGCAACACGGCCATGGCGAAGGACAGCCCCGCCGGGTAAAGGATCGGCGCATGCTGGCTCAGCCACGCAAGCATCAATGCCCAGGTGTCTGGCTTATCTGGCATGTTCGGCATCTCAGGTTCCTCCCTTTCGGGGAGTGAATAGATCAGCTCCAGCAACACTCCCAGCTCGGAGCAATGCGGTGGTGGAGCTGAAAACGAAAAAGCCCCGGCAATTGCCGAGGCTCTGGTGTTTGGTTGACTCGCTCTTCAGTTATGCAGTGACTTCAATTTTTCCTTACCTGACTGGGTCAACCCATTCATAAGGTAATGCGGATGAGGAAACCCGTCCTCCTCCCCAACCGAGCCTGCTGCGTCGATGTAACCGGCTTTAACCAGATAATCAACGGTCAGCAGGTAATGCGCTGTCAAGCCGAACTTGACGCCTCTGGCCTTGAGCTCATTGTACAAGCCGCCGGAGTCAATATCCTGCCTTGTGCCAGGGACTAAATCGTTTAGCCCGGAGAGAATCGTCCTACTCAACGCCCAATCAATTTCCATTTTCGCCCCTCAAGATAGCAAACATGCTAAGTGCTGAAGATACACACCTCGTCGCATGATTAGGAGCGATGGAACACAGCCTGTTAGCAGAAAGCAAAAAGCCCAACTCTAAGGTCGGGCTTTGCTCGCGGAAAAACCGCAAAGTAACTGAAATCTATATGAAGGGACCGGGGCTGTCAAGCTGCCTGACGCCGGATATCTAAAGCCCCATCAATCCAGGCAATACCGGCCTTCCAAAGTCCACGCGTCTTCTCTTCGCCGAAGCCCATTTTCTTGCCAACCTCCATCAGCGAACTGTCGCGGGTGGTGTAGTACTTCATCAACACCTGGCCGCATTCGGGATAGCGCTTGAGCAGACGGCCCATCAGCCCATCAATCAGCAGCGCGTCGTCATCAGTGATCATCGGTGACAGGACGGTGTTCTCGCGTGACCCGCAGCAAGACACGCCCGATCCAAGGACCACCCAGCGGCCCCAATGCTCCAGCAGATCCTCGGCGGTGCGCTCTTTAAATGTCGGTGTGAAGGCCATGGTTCAATCCCCTGTGAAGTTGGTGCCGCCGGCGCCGCAGCGGTTGTTCGCGTTGTATTGCGCTTCAGCACTGGCAGGCTTGAAGCAGTTGAATTGCGCGATCTGGTGCTCAGCGGCCTGGAGACGAATGCTCAACTGCGTCACCAGCACCTCCAGCGGCAGAGCCTCACCGGTTTCGGCGGTGACCCAGCCCGATGCGTTGCACTGCACGCAGGCCAGTTCATGGAAGACGCCCTTGATCACCGCGCGACCACGGCATGCCGGGCACTTGGCCAGGTCGAGCTGGGCGGCGCGGAATGCTGGGCCGAGGGACTTTTTAACCTGATCTTTCATGACGGCTCACCGCTGCCCATGGCGGTGTCGATACCGGCATCCACATCTTCTTTCCGAAAGCGGATACCAGAAAGCCACAAAGGGACGCTCAGATAGAAGCTGTGCCCGGATTCGCTTTTATCTCTAAGCCAGCGATACCTATCGGCCTCCTTGCGCAGAGCCTGGATTTCGGAGATCAGGGCCAGCACCGCGGTCGAGTTAGCGACGTCCATGAATTCCAACTCTGCCTTATCCCAGGCCTCTGCAAGTTCGTCTCCGCCAGATTTGCACAGCTCAGCAAACGTGTTCTCGGCGGCCTCGGCCACGCGCTTAAGGTTGGCCAGGTCGGGAATTTGCGCTTGATTTACCATTTTTAAACCTCGCCTTTTATGGTTTCTGGATTTGGCTAGAGGCCTCGCCATTCAAGGCCTCGGCGTCATTGTGCGAATTTCCGCTTCTAGTCATGGTCGAGCGGTGAATGAGGTTAAAACCCTTCCCGTCTAACCAGTCGTGCCACTTCACCAATGCCTCGCGCTTGAGCAACTCAGCCGAGGTGTGGATGTAGGTCTGCACGTTGCGGGTCAATGTGTGGTTCACCAGCATCTCGCCGATGAGGAAGTCGACGCCCAGGTCAGTCCACCCGGTCCGGGCCACTTTGCGCAGGTCATGGCTCGTCCACTCACCCTTGCCCAGCCTGGTGAACACTGCGCAGGCCTGGCTGTCACTGATCGGCCCACGGCCCCGCGCCGGGAACACGTAGGTGCCCTTGTAGCCTTTGGCTGACTGCCAGTCCCGATACCGCTCCAGCAGCGCGCATACCTGATGGGTCAACGGCAAGTGATGCTCGCAGCGGGTCTTGGTGTTCTCGGTGGGAATGAACCACTCGCCCTGCTCACCCAAGGTGAAGTGGGACCACTGCGCTTGCCTTGTCTCGCCGGCGCGGGTCCCGTGGCACAACATCATCAGGGCCAGCATGCAGTCCTGTGGATGCTGGTCGAAGCCGGTGGCCAGTTCGCAGATCACTTCCTCGAGCTGCACGGCACGCAACCGTGACGGCTTGGGCTGGATTCGGGCCTTGGTGAAGTCAGTGAACTTGAAGCCGGCGATGGGGTTGGCGGTGATCAGCCGCAGCTTCTCGGCCTGGCGGAACGCGACTACCAGCACTCCCCACATCAGACGGACGTAGGACAGGGACATTTCAGCCTGCATCGGCCACATCACCAGCTTGTCGAGCGTCGACCGGTCAACGTCCTCCACCACTAGGGTGCCGAGTCGTGGTTTCAGGTGGCACGAGATGATCGAGGTGTTAGTTGATCGGCGCTTGGACGATAGACTGCGGTCAACGGCTTGGCGGGCGGTGAACCAGTCGAGCAGCTCGCCAACGGTCTGCAACGTGCCGGCGGCGGCTGATGCTTTGGGGTCGGCGGCCAAACGCTCGCGGATCTTCGGCAACGCGACGATCAACCCCTTCGCAGGCAGCTGAGGAAACGCGGCGATCTTGTCCCACTTGCCGCCCGACACCAGGTACCAAGTGCCGCGATCGCGGTTTCGATGGAAGCGGAAGTACACGCCGGGATATCGCGCGTCACGCAAGTCGCGGACTGCTGCGTTGCTGGCCTGGCGGCGAATCTCCGCATCGCTGAATGAAGTGAGCATTGTCTGGGTCATGCAGCCGCCCTGGTTTGAGGTTGAAGTAGGTAGGCCCTGATGGCCTCAATGGCGTCGACGTGCCCACGGCAGACGATGGCCAGGTATCCCTGCTCGGTAAGCGCCTGAAGGTATGCGTCCTGGGCCGGTGACACGGCAGCGTCATACGGCGCCCGGGCCTTGAATTCGATGTACAGCCCGAAGTACCCGCCGCGCGCCATCGGCAATACCAGATCGGGAACACCGGCCTTCACACCCTGCTCTTTCAGCTTGATCGCTACCAGCTTGTGCCGGTGCCCACCGTTCGGGACGTGGTAGATCAGCTTCGCCGCCGCCGGGTAGCGCAGGCCGATCTCTTTCATCAGCGCTGCCTGCTCCAGGCCTTCTCGGTCGACAGCTTTGGCCCGCTTCGGCGCGGGGTTGAATGGCTGCACGGCGAACGGCTTCAAATTTTCACCTTCCCTTCACGGATCAGGATGTCCTGGGTGCGCATGACGCCCTCGGCGAGATACAGCCGGACCTCTTCACGGGTCAGTTGTATCGGGGCTCTGAGTCGGCCATCCGCAATGTCGTGGCAGTAGCCGCAGGCCCATGCACCCTGAAAATCATTTGGTTTCATGCCTACGCCGCAGGTACCGGCCAGCCGGTAGTGAGCGAGGACGGTTGTCGATGGCTCGCAGGAACAGCCAGGGAAGCGCACTTGGCAATCACGGTCACGCGCTGCGTTGGTGAGCTTGCTCATCGCGGGACTCCTGCACGCCGTGCTCGCAATTCCGCCAGTGCCCTGTTCCCGACATCCGGGGTCATTTTTGGCGAGGGACGTGGCAACTCAGCCACCGGGACAGCTTCGAGTTGCTCGCCCTTCCAGATGCGGCGGCACTGGTTCAGGTACTGCTTTTCAAAGCTGGCCAGGCCAAGTTCGCGCGACAGAAGCGGTAGGCTGTGGAAGCCCGCAGCGGCGGTCGCGTGATAGACGGCCGGGTGATACCACTTCGAGCAGTTGCGCATGGCGGGATGACAGTTGCGCAGCGCTTGGGCGTAGGCAGACTCGACGCTGGGCAGCCCAAGCCCCTCTGGCGCAAAGCACCAACTGACGAATACCCCAGGAGCTGGCACGAACGCGGATTTGCTCGCGCTCACAACCCGCATTCCGTGGTCAATCTGCTCCATCCGGGTAATGCCAGAGCGCATGAACTCGCCGAGCCATTCAAGCTTTGAGGCGTTCATGACGGCTTCGGTTGGCCAGGACTGGCGCCAAGCGCCACAGGCACCGCGAAGACGCAGGAACAGATCGTCGATTACCGCTTGGGTCGATGGGTCAACGGCGACCACCGCCGGCGATTTGTCAGGTCCTTCGTAGGACGGATCGGCGCGGCGGCGTGCGACGAGCTCACTGGCGGCCACCGGTTTGCTTGAACGGTTCACAGGCGAACTCCTTTCGATGCCCAGTCATTGCCGCCCGACTCACCTTCTGGCTCAGCACTCGACGCTGCGGCGGCGCGCTCCCGCTTGATCCAGCCGGCGAGCTTGAAGCACCAACCAGCGGCGGTATCGAGTACGGATGTTTTGGCGACGAAGAAACCCTTGAAGCCCGACAGCAGTTCAGCGGTCAGGGAGTCAGCCGGCAGTCCGGCGATTTTCAGTTGAGTCTGCAGCGCGTCTTCCGGCGGCACGAAGTCGGCAAACATGGCGAAGCGCTGCCGATCATCTTGCTGATCCAGCGCTTGGCGATCCTGCTCAGCGATCAAATCGGCAAGCTCGCGCTGCTGCTGCTCTTCGGTTCCTTGATGGTTAAGTGATGGATTGGGTGCAGCCGCTGCACCCCGTTCTGTTCCAGGCTGCACCCCGCTCTGTTGTGAATTGCACCCCGTTGCGTCATCTGCACCCCGCTTTGTACGGGGTGCAGGATTTGCACCCCGCAATATTTGAAGGTCATAAACGACTGGGCGGCGGTCATGGCGATCAATGTGCACCGCTGCGATAGCCTGATTGCCCTTCTTGATCAGGCCGGACTGCTCCAAATCGTCAAGCTTGTAACGGACTGTGCGCTCGGAAAGCCCGGTGTCTTGGGCCAGGGTAGATGCGGACGGAAAGGCCCCAGCACCGTTTGAACCGGCGTAGTTGGCCAGGCACAGCAGCACATGGCGCGCGCTGGAGTCTTTGAGGGTTTGCACAGGCAAAGAAAGCGCCCATGACATAGCTTGAACGCTCACAGCGAGTTTCCTTGGAGTTGTTCGGCGAGAGTGGTGATGCCTTTACGGGTGACCATGACCTGCTCCACCACCTTCAGGTCTACCTCGGCGCCCTTCCCTACCGTGACCAGCTTGTGTTCGAGCAGGCCCGCAGTCAGCCTTGGCTGGTAGGCCGACCAAGCGGCAAAGGATGCGCGGCGGTAGATCCAGCGGTTGTCGCTGAGCCACTTGAAGAGCTTTAGCGGGCCGATGCCAAGTTGCTTGGCAGCGGAGGTTATGCAGATCGAGCCTTGGGTGGCGGATAGGCGCTCAAGCGCTTGAACCTTCGGCGCCTGCTGCTCAATGACCTGGTGCAGCGAAGCATTCTGCTTGGCCTGATCGGCGGCTAGCTGGAGAGCTTCGGCGAAGTTGGAAGGTATCGATACAGCGTGTCGCGACACCTTTTCGAGCTCTCCGAGTCGTGTCACGACACGATGACGAAGTGGAATGCTGTAACCTGTCAGAAGCGTCTCAGTGAGTACGCGGTCAAGGAGGAATTCGGCGGTGTAACCCCTCCCGTCCTTCTGTTCCTGAAGATGGCGCAAATCTGCGCCATCCTTGAGCAGAGCCTCGCGCATCACCCGGATATCACGAATGACGTCCTTGTGCTGTTTACCGGTGAGATCGGCGATCTCCCTACTAGACATGCTGACCGTATTGCTTGGAGCAACAAGTGTGTTCATAATGGCCCCACAGTGTTTTACGTTTTGTTGAAAGGACCGCCCTGCCAGGCGGTTTTTTTATGTCTGCGATTTGAGTGCTGGATGAATCAACAGCTAATCCAAATCACTTTTGCCGATTTCTGAATCAGGGGAAAATTCACCCAACCAGAGCACTGCTTTGCGATGGAAAAGGTCGTATCTCCTCAGCAGTGAATGTGCCGTCCGAGTGCTCTTGAACCTGAATATCTCGTTCGGCTCGGAGTGCTTTTGAGATGGCAGGAGAGCTGACGCCGAGTGCTTTGGCGACAGCGGTCTGCCCGATCCTCTCTACCAGCTCTGGCAATGGCGTCTTCTTCATTTCTTGGTCCAACAAGGATGATGTGTGCTTGCGATATTAACCGGCGGTTAGGTTTCAGGCAATACCGGCGGTTAGCGCAAATAACTTAACCAACGGTTAAATTTCACGAATGACCAAAAAGAAAGAGCTGTCCCCAGAACTCAAGGCTGAGTGTGAAGCGGCAAAATCCCTCTTCGTCTCGAAGAAGAATGCGCTAGGCCTAACTCAGGCCAGCTTGGCAGAGGCGGCTGATATATCGGCCGCAGCAGTAGCTATGTATTTGAACGGAACGAACCCGCTCAACGCGAAATTCGCAGCCGTCCTATCTAGGCTGCTCGGTGTGCCAGTAGAGCGTTTCAGTAAGCGCCTAGCAGCTGAGATTGCTGGGTTGACGAGTATCAATCATCAAGATTCCGGCCTGTCAGCATCCGAAATGGTTCGCCAGATGCTCGCAGCAAAAGGAAAAGGTCTTTCAGAAGTCGCTCGCGCAAACCTCCTAGCGGCTGCCGAGCAAAGCGATTTGGGGAGCGTGGTCCCCGTCGACTTCTCTCGCCCTGGCCAAGTTGGTGACGAGGTTTGGATTGCGCACTACGACGTACGCGCTGCGATGGGCGGCGGACAGATCCCGCACGAATATCCAGAAATGCTCCAAGACATCAGGGTCAGCCCAAAGCATCTACGCGACCTGGGCGTCACCTTCAAAGAGCACTTCCATCTCAAGATGATCACCGGGTGGGGTCAGTCCATGGCGCCGACGATCAAGGATCGCGACCCGCTGCTCGTGGACATCACGATCCGGGAGTTCACCGGGGACGGGATCTACCTCTTCTCCCACGACGAAATGTTGTACGTGAAGCGCCTGCAGAAGAAAGGCAGGGACCGATTCAAGATGATCTCGGACAACAAGCACCATGATCCCGAGGATATTCGTGTTGATGACACCCATATCCTTGCCCGGGTGCTCTACGTGTGGAACGGACAACCGGTGTGACGCTATGTCCCTGAACAAGCCAAACCAAGACCTCAAGCGCGACCTGCAGGGCGTCGCCTCAGACCTCAAGTGGTCCGCCGTGGAGCTAATGAGGATTGCGGAGCGGCTGAGCCTGGCAGGTAACGAGGCGGACGCCCAGGCCGTGCTGAAGATGTGCACGGTGCTTCATGCGGGCGAGGATCGGCTGGCCGGGTATGCGGATGAGGTTAAGGCGGGAGGGATTGTGCGGGGCAAGATTGAATAGTTGGCCGCGCCGGGTTAGATGGTCGTGATGCGCTTATAGGAATCAAACAAGGAAAGATGATGAGCGACGATGTAGAACACCTGAATGTTGGAAGCATCCACGATCTCGATTACTGGTGCGAGCCAAAAGTAATTTTTCAGTACCTGGACATGGTTTCACCTGGAACGGGCTCTAAATTCAAGTGCTCGGTTTGCGCAAACGATCAGTGGGGGTGCGCTGCGTCAGACATGGTCCTTCCTGATGGGACCACGCGCAATAATGTAGTCGCGCCATGCGATATGCCCTCGATGGCTCCCGATGGGAGCAGATTGATGATGGGGGATAGGCCTTACCCAAATTACCATTACGCAGTCGTGTGTCTGACGTGCGCAAATACAGTTTTCTTGAACGCCGCGATGGTTCAAGGGCGCCTTAAGGTCGTCCAAGGCATAAAGCATGGCGAGTGAAAAACTATTCCATGATTGGCACCTGCCGGAAGGCATGACCCTGGTACCAAACGCCAAAGACGAGTTCGATTCGCTCGCAAAACTCGCAGAGGAAATTCTTCGGCGGGATCTAAAATCTTACGAGGTGCCTGAAGACCTAGACTATCTTGATGTGCCAAAATTTCTAAGGCGGCAGCAAGAGAGCGCAGGTGACAAGCCCAAGAAGGCTGTCCATACTGAACCCATGAACGACATTACTCGCGAAGAATTCAACGCAAAGCTCGAGACCATCGAAGTCAAGATGGATGCTCGCGTAGAATCCGTGTCTGCGAAAATTGAGAGCTTCCTAGCATCGCAGGCAGAGCGAGATAAAGCACAGCTTGAGCGTGATAAACGCTTCGAGCTACTTGCTGAGCGCGTCACAAAGGCAGCTGAAGGCGCCGAAGACGCAGCCAAGCAGGCAGCTACAGTGAAGTCTAATTACTGGGCGGCAGTAATTGTCCAGCTTTTAGCCGTGGTGGCAATTTTGGTTGGCGCGTATTACGCCAACCAAGCCAACGTCTTAGGCGCCATGCAGACGACCATGTCCGCGTTCCAGGCTGGGAAATCCGAGTCCACAGACGCCCAGCCGCCCACCGCTCCGTCGAAGTAAGAAAAATTAGGCCCGGCCCAGCGCCGGGCTTCTTGTATCTGGAAAGCGTACTCTCATAGTCTATCGATCAGCGGTTGTGCCCCACTCCGCTCTACTTGACTAAAATCAGGCCAAGCTATGGAGCGATCGCCTATGGATATGCCGAAGAGCGCTGAAGAGATCCGGGAGCTGCTACTCAGTCAGCACCCAGATCTGAAAGATGATCTTGCGAAGATTTCAGACTTTGAGCTGCTGCAGTGCTTGCTATGTGCCTACGAGTGCGCGATTGAAATCAAAGAAGCTGAGCTGATGGAGGCAGACGCCCAACTGGACGCAGCCGCCCGGGCGATCTTCTCTCCTGTGCCCCACTGACTTCATCGGAGTTATTCATCAATACGGTTACGTGTTTCTGATCTGCCCGATCTGAAGACATAGCCCGCCAATGGTGGCTGTACGCCACGAATGGTAAAGTGCTGACTCAATTACGGGAGGGATACCATGCGCTTGAAAACCTGCACTCTGCTTGCTGTTTTAACGATGACGTTGGCTGGCTGTGTGGCGCCACAACAAAAGACGTCGGCCTCTTCGCCTGCACCCAAGGCTCCGCACGTGTTTAAGCCCATTGATTTCAAGTACGACCCGAAATCTCCAGAGGCTATTAACTTTTCTCGCCAGCTAGACCTCCCGGCATGGCAGTGCGACCTTGAGGCAACGACAGGTAGCTATGCGGTTCGGTACAGCAATCGCCCACTGATTGCCGAGTACAGCAATTCGCTTATGGAGTGCTTCAAGCACGCCAGGGCCCAGGGCGACGAGGCTGTGACTCGGCTTAAAGCAGCCAAAGTGCCGGCGAAACAAGCAGAGTTGAGCAAGGACCTATACGCGAAATGGTCAGCCTATCTCACTACGATGAGTCCGTATCGCACTACAGACCAGCAAGCTAAATCTGCGTACCAGGCGGCAAAAGAAGCACTGACTACCGAGGTGAAATTTTCTAACTAGGTCTGCCGCCGATATGTAGCCCGCCCAGCGCGGGCTTTTTCTTGCCAGTCAGAAAGGCGCCGCCTCTTCTTCTGGCTCAAAAGCGACCTCCCCCCTTCCCGCCGCCTCGACTTCCTGCTGCTCCCACCTCACCGTCACGCTGCCGTCGTCATTGAGTGTCAGCTCAAGTTCGTCGGTATCAGCGATCACGCTCAGCACCTCCTCCCACTCCCGATCCCCATCCGTGTCAAGGCGATGAATCGTAACCCAGCGCTGCGCCTGGGCGACGGGGTGATTGATCATCGATGAGACCCGCAGCGCCAGGCGCTCCATGCCGCTCATTTCTGTTTTTTGTTCTTGATTCTTCTGTGCGCTGACCATCTTAACCCTCCATCAAGCACTGTATGTACATACAGCATACAAAGATCTTACCCCACCAGCACGCAAAATAAATTAACCGGCGGTATTGACTGATACATAAACCGCCGGTTAACTTAAGTCATCGCCGGATAACAACCGGCCAGATGGAAGGCAGCGATGAACCGGCCTCAACGGTTCAGAGGGTTGGCAACTGACCCGGGCGTGCAGCGTAAAGCGCCAAGAACAGTTATCCAGCGGGAGAACAAGCCGAAAGGCCCGCGGCTGGAGAAACATTTGATTCAAGCCGGTGACCGACGCCAGTAGCGGGTCAAGGCACGCTCCATAAGATTTGAATTAGCGGGCCCGATAGCTTCGGCTGGGCGCGCCGGACCTCATGCACCCTGCCCCACTCAATCAGGGCACTCAGAGCTGTAGCGTGCATGTTGTAAGGACCTGTGATCCACGGCGAACAAATGCTGTTTGACGCTGTGAGTAGGAAGCTCGAAGCCCACCCACGAAGACGAACGGCCAGCCCTGCAATCAGCAGCGGGCAACGGGCCACACCGCTGACGCAACAACCCCGGCCTGTCGCCAGTAGCGAGGCCGGGGGTTTCACCGATAGGCCTTGGAAACAGGGCCTGACGGGAAACCAACCGGGAGTCAAAGCGATGGACGAAATCATCAGCGGCGTATGGAAGGGTCACCTCGGACGTGGCCTTGCGCCAAAAGAACTGCATTACCTGCTGGGCGCCGCCCAGGGCATGACGGCAAAGGAGATTGCCCGTCAGTTCGACGTGGCAGCCTGCACCGTGGCCAAGCGTCTTTCCTGCGCGATGTTCAAGCTCGGCGTGACCCGCCAGACAGCGATGATCGCCGAGGCCATGCGCCGCCAGATCATCTCGCCGATGTGCTTTGTCCTGGCAGCGCTGATCGCCATGCACGCAATGATCGGTGATGAGTCGATGCGTCGTGATCGCCGGGTGCCGGAACGTCGCACTGCACAAGTCAGGATGGTGCGCCGCGCCGAACAGCCGGTGTTGCTCGCCTGATCAAACAACTGCCAGAGCGAGTCGCCGCAATTGCAACCCTGCACGGAGGATTGGCAGCCATGTAAAAACAAAGATACCTGCACGGCCCCAAAGGGCTCTGCTGACCTGTCACGCACGGAGGCGTTTGTGACAGAACGAAAAGCCCGGTTCCGATCGGGCTTTTTTACGCCTCGCCTTTACCCGTCAGCACCCTCCCCTGCGCCCAACGGCAAACAGCAGGCGGTCAGGTTGCTGACGAATAAACGCAACCCACTGAGGTATTCGCCATGCACGCATCAATTCAACAGCGCGTTGACGGGGTTGCGGCCCTGCACTTGCGCTCCCGCATTGCCACCGACAAGTTCTACGCCCTGATTGGCAAGGAGCAGCCCGTGCAGAAGATCCGCTTCCAGATCAAGAACGTCGGCAACGCGTACCACATCGTGGAGCTCTCCACCGGCAAGGTGAAGGGCTTCCGCTGGAACTGGAAGGAAGCCAGCAACCTGGCCCAGGCGCTGGAATCTCGTGCCGATGGCGTGAAGGTGACGCTCTCAGGCTGTGCCCAATGATCGGCGAGCCAATGCCCAACCCGCGTGACTCGATCATCGACACCTTGAACCAGCAGCTGGATGCCTTCTTTGGCGCCGGGCGCAGGGTGCAGGAAGTCGCCCAAGGCGTAAGCGGCGTGAAGGACGGCACCTATGGCGGCGGGCACAGCAGCAAGTTGCGCGCCGAACGCGACAGGCTGGCACCGGGGCTCAAGCAACGGGCCGAGAGCGGCATGTCGATCAACAAGGCAGCCGCTACGCTCGGCATCGACCACAAGCGCGCCCGGCTCATTGCCAGAGAGAACGGCTTCAAGTTCGCTGAAACCCCATGAGGCGAATCAGCAAGATAAGCGCCGCGCGGCGCAGACCAGCATGCTTGGCACTGCCGGCCAGCGGAATAGAAGAGGTAGGCCATGGCCAAGACTGTTCAGGAACGATCGGCCAAGGCAGCGCAGAAGCGTCTGGCGGTCGCCGAGAAGGAATTGCGGCACAAGGTCAGGCCTGGCATAGAGCAGGCCATGGAGCGTATTCGGCTGCGCGGCCAGGTGCCGATCATCAGCGAGGTCCTGCAGATCGCCATCATGAAAATGGATCTGATGGGCGACGACGAGCTTGCGGACTTCTTGAGCTATCCGCGCCACGAAATCGTGATTAGCGCAAACGTGGCGCGAGCCTTTCATAGCGAAAGTCTGCGAGAATTACGCAACGATCCAGGCGACGAATATTTTTCGCCAGCCTGAGCTCATAAGCGGATCATTTCGTTATTTTGAACCCCGGGTTACTGCTAGGGTCGTGATTTATAAAGGGCGAGACGCCCCGTCAGGCCTAGAGCCATAGAATCTTGTGCGTGCGGAGTGGACGATGACCAGTGACAGTTTCGACTTGCCGGTCGCAGCGCTGGGGGCTGCTGAAAAAATTCTCAGAGAGATCGAGACTGCTGGATCAATGATCCTCGCAGTGAAGTACGGCGCGAAAGCTCACGGCTTTGTAATCGGCCTGACTTGCGCAGGCATGATTACTGAGGATCAAGCTGACACCGCTCAGACAAAATTCGATTGGGCCACGGAGCGGAAACTCAAAGAGTTGTCGCTGTTCGGCTAATCCAACTTAGTTTCTCAACCAGCAGCTCTGCAGACGTCGCTGCTCTGCGACTTGCTCATGGCCGCGTAACCCACCCTACTCGCTGCATCCGGTAACGGAGGGCGACAGCTGTGTGAAATTGTCACTTTGGGATGTAGCTAGACCTTCACTGCGCTCTTGATAATCCAAACACCAACCAGAACAAACACTGCTGATTTAGCCACGGCGAACAGAGAGTCTCTTCCCGCAAATAACTCGAATGCCGAAAATAGTAGTGAGATCGTTCCTACTACCACCAAACCATAGCCAACCGGACGCACGTACTTGGGGAACATCTATTCATCTCCATGATAAAACAGAAATTGTAAATTTCCCCACCCAGTAACGCTATCAATCATTCCGCCTCCATCCGATATCACGGAGGGCGGCGCCTGACTGGAGATAATCCATGAGCAACATTCCTCCACGCCCGAAGGCTGATAAAGCAATGATCCTCGCGGCTTGCACCGTTGTTGCTGAAAAGATAAATGGAGATGCCGACACCATCGCCCAGCACTACCGCCGCCACATGGACGGTTTTGAGCTGGCAAAGGAACTCGATAAGTATGCGTCCTGGGACACTACGCGGGATGACATGGAAGCGCTGGACGAGGTCGACTATCTCGTAGATCGGGCCGAGGACCTGGCGGTTAAGGCGTGGGCTGAAGAGTTCAAGCCCGAGCCGCCGCTGCCTATCGGCACCAGGGTCAAACAAGGCGTTATCACACGGATCTACGAACACACCCCGGCCACGTACTGCGTCAAAGAAGACGGCTGCACCAACGACACTCGCAGCCTGCTGATCAAATTCGAAGACGCCGTAGCCGCCTGATCCGACTCCATGCCGGTCACCCGTAATACCCCATATCAACAAACTGTGCCAGCAGGCTCGGTAGTCGATAAGGTCACGCCACCGGGCCAGGTCAGCGATCAGCTTGAGCCCCAGGCGCACCTCGGCCTCAAGCCTTTCCTCTGGAAGGCTGAGCAGCCGCACTACCTCATCGTCGATAAGGCGTATCGCTTCCACATCGGTTTTCGCGCTCATAGCTGCCACCGTTTGGCTGTGTCGGGTGCAAATCAATAGACCAAACTAACGAATCACGCCAGCCGGCGAAACATGCGCACAGATAACGCATGAGCCACTTAGATCTCTACTGCCTCAATCTGATATCCGTCCAAGGCCCTCATAAATCGGAAGTAATAGAAGCTTGCTTCTGCGTCTGACTTTGTCTGAAAGGCTTCCGCTTGAGCCGGAGTGGCACAACGATATCGAATGCCATCGCGATCGATAGCTTCACCATAAAATCTGTCGCCGCCGGGACTTGTAAGCACAACTACCCAGGCCATATCAGTTCCCCTAACGGGCCGAATGTCCGAAGTACATCAATACCCCCTTTAAACGAATCACGCCAGCCGGCGAGGCAGGCGCACGCTTGGAGATAACCCATGCAAGCAGTCATCTACGCTGGCCTGCGCAACGGCGAGCGCGATCAGCGAATACACGACGCCTTGGTCTATAAGCACGTCGTTGAGGTCGCCAAGGAATTCCAACTGGCCCCGAACACCATCCGCGCGGCAGCAAAACGCATTCAAAACGCTGCTGTGTTCGATCTCTGTCTGCTAGGGGGGGGGGCAGCCAATGCCTATTGGCAAAGTTGTCGCGGACTGTTTCAGGAAAGCGGCGCTCGGCGCCTACCGCAATTACCACGGCACCTTCCGAAATCTTGAACTGCCGTGCTGGGTGATCACCGACGGCACCAACCGCATCGAGGTTACAGAGCTCCGCAAGATCGACACCGGCGAAGCATCGCTTTAACTCTCCACTCCACAGCCCGGGCATGGCCCGGCAAGGACTCCCCGTGATCAACTTGCTCTGGCGCATTGTCGCCAAGCTGCTTGCGCGCCCGGCGGTTGCCGCCTGGATCATCAAACGCGCCCAGCAAACCCCGTACCTGCACATCATGTCCGCCGACTGCGCCGAGATGTACATGAGGCGCTGGTGGCTTTTCAGCGCCTGCTGCTGCCGAACATTCGAGGCAACGCCGCTCGCTAGGGTGATTCAGCAATAAGACGACGCTTGGCATCTAATGAAAGGAGTATGAAAAATGCCGTGTGGGCAACTGCGAAGTAGATAATGCCAGTTGGGCTAATTGCATGGCTTCCCGCAACGCCCTCTCCCAGAAGAGGAAGAATGACCGCGGCATTGATGATCCAAACAAATGTTGCTGCGATAAGGCCCGCAGACCAGGCATATCGCTCTAAATATCCACCCGCGAATTTCACGAACACCACTGCCATGAGTAAGCCCACAACAAAATGAAAAGCAGCCTGAAAAACAGGTGTGCCGGTGAAATCTATCAGCCATGAAGCAGCCTGAGCTTCCCCGTATTGACTCATTTGCGCGACCAGAAAATTCGACGCCAACTTGAGAAGGCCGCCTCGAGCGGTGACTAGTCCAAACTTATCAGCCACTGCCAGCATGGCCATATTTACAATGATTGCTATGGACCCAGCCCTCAACGCAATCGCAAGAACCTGAGCATTGCGAAGACTCAAGAAAATTGGCTTCCTCATAAAGACTTCCTACCACTACCGGCTATGAAAATATTGCGTATGACGCAGCTGAGCAGCCGTTATTCCATCGCAAACAAGCGTTACGCACTGAAACACGTCAATCCCTCGCTGTAGCCCTCCCCCTTCAAAGTCAGCCGCTATAGCGGCAAGGACGAAGTCATGCCTGAAGAAATCAAATTGATCCAGTCAGCCCCGGTCGTGCGCGATGAATACGGCATGTTCGCTCACCCAGATATGCCGCCCTTCGACGAGGGCGACGGTGATAAGGTCAAAGCCTGGGTTGCCGAGCAGTCGTTGGAGGTGCAGATGGTGAGCCTCGAATACCACAGCGACGAAGCGGTCTCTGAGCGCTATTTCGAAGCTGGCGACCCGGACTGCAGCTACTGGGAACCAGATCGCCCAGATGGTGAAGGCTGGTTCTGCCTCGCTATTCATGACACTGACGACGGCCCGGTCTGCTGGTGGGCGCGCCGGGAGGTGGCACCGTGAACGTCAAGGAGCGTCCCATCCTGTTCTCGGCGCCGATGGTGCGCGCCATCCAGGAAGGCCGGAAGACGGTCACGCGGCGGCCAGTGAAAGCGACCAAGGCGCACGCCTACGGCTTCAGCATGCTTGACCACGGCAACGACTGGTGGCCATACAACGCATTTGGCGACTTCACGTCTGACCATGAGGGCATGGAATACCCAATTGCCTGCCCCTACGGCAAGCCCGGCGACCGGCTGTGGGTGCGCGAGACTCACGCCGATATCGGCTGCCGGCTGACGTATCGCGCCGACACCGACGACGGCGCGCACTGCCAAGTGAAGAAGTGGACACCTGCCATTCACATGTTCCGGCGGCACAGCCGCATCCTGCTGGAGATCACCGACGTGCGCGTCGAGCGGTTGCAGGATGGCGATGGGGAGACCGCGTTCGAAAGCCGCTACATCGCCGAGGGCATCAACCGAATCCACCAGGGTGACGGTGATTACGCTTTCCATCCCTTCAAATCTGAACCAGGCCCGGGCAGATGGACTGACCCTTTCGACGCTTGGCGCGAGTTGTGGGTGGGGATCAACGGCGCCGAGTCGTGGAACGCCAACCCGTGGGTCTGGGTGGTCGAGTTCAAACGGGTGACGCCATGATCGCCACCCTTATTACCTAATCGCCCTATCGCTTTTGAACTAACCAAACACCATAAAGAGAGCTAGGCCTCTTTAAGAATAATCGATAATGAAATAACTCAGATAGAAAAGCGAACACTATACCACCGGCAACCACCCATATAGTTGATCTCGCACCTAGATCAAACAACCAAATAATAAATATTAAGGAATACATATTTATGGAATTTGTGTATCCGTGGCGAACAAACCAATCCACAGGCGTACCCCAAAGCTCCGAAAGCTCAGGGCGTGAATCTGAAATCAACCTGTACATCAGCGCAGTGGTAACGAACTGAATTAAAAATGTTGGTAAACACACAGCTACAGAAAGCATTAGCAACTTGAAAAAATCTAGCCGCTCGAAAAGCGCAGGGCTGTGCAAGTACCAAAGTAAAAAACCCGGAACGATAAAGCCTATCAATATAATCGTAAGATTTGACGCTATTGAAAAATTTATCTTTTCGATGTTCTGAATATCCATATTGTTCTTGCCTTTCTGATGTGGATTCCTATTGGAATAGTAAACCCTGCTTGATAGACATTACAGGTCTATCGCCTCAATCCCCCCCTACATGCCGGCCGGTGAGCGGCGGGCGAGGTATTCCTATGCGCGAGAAATCACCTATCCAAGACCTGAACGGCGCCGACTTGGCTCTCTGGGCGGCACGCGCCCAGGGAATAGAGGAACGCCGGAAGATCAAACTCTATGCCTCGGGGCCTTGCTTGTACCGGGATACCGGACCAGGAGGTGAGCCCTTCCCTTTTCGACCGGACTCGCACCTCGGTGACGCAGCGATTCTCATCCAAGAGATGACGCAGGCAGGAATCTTGACCATCTTCGCGCACGGCGCGCAGTTCGAGGCCAAAGGGTTTGGACACGTTGGTTTTACCGGCTCGCCCTCCGAAGCGCTGACCCGCTGCTACCTCGCCTGGAAGCTCGGCATGCAATTCATGGCCACGCCAACCAACTGAACCCACCTTCTGCCGCCCAGCGCGGCAAGGACACCATCATGGAAATGCAGAGCGAAACACTTGCCGAGGAAGAGCTAGCGGCAATCACTGGCTACATGATCCCTTCGGGCCAGATCGCTTGGCTCAACCGAAACGGTTGGAAGTACGTATTGACCCGGGCGCGTCGGCCAGTTGTTGGCCGGGTTTATGCCCGGATGAAGCTGGCAGGCGTGAAGCCGTCAGCAGAAAACGTTGCGGCTGAAGCCTGGTCGCTGGATCTATCAAAAGTAGGGTAAGTCGATGCGAGCAAAAAAGGCGGCAAACAGGGACCTGCCGCCGCGAATGATTCGGCGTGTACGCACGCTGAAAGGCGGTAAAGAGTGGGTTGGTTACTACTACGACGGGAGGAATGAGGACGGGAAGCGGGTGGAGATCCCGCTCGGGGGTGATTTAGATATCGCCAAGGCGGAGTGGGCAAAGCTCGATTGCAAGCCGGTGCCGAAGAAGAACGCCCTACTGGGCCAAGTGTTTGATCGGTACGAGCGCGAAATCATTCCAGGCAAGGCCCCCAAGACACAGAGCGACAACCGCTTGAGCCTGAAACAGCTGCGTAAAGCGTTCAGTGATGCGCCTATCGATGCGGTGACTCCACAGATCATTGCGCAGTATCGCGACAGCCGTACCGCCAAGGTGCGCGCCAACCGAGAAATCTCTCTGCTGTCACACATCTACAACATCGCACGCGAGTGGGGACTAACTGAAGCCAACCCGGCCGCCGGTGTGCGCAAGAACAAAGAGGCGCCGCGCGACTTCTACGCCAACGAGGAAATCTGGGGGGCTGTATATGCGGTGGCAGCCCCAGAACTGCGCGACGCGATGGACCTGGCTTACCTGACCGCTCAGCGCCCAGCCGACACGCTCTCGATGCGGGAGGCCGACGCGGTTAACGAATTCCTGCAGGTATCCCAGGGCAAGACGTCCAAAAAGCTGAGAATCCGCCTGACGGCCGCCGGCACACTGAATGATTTGGGCGTACTGGTTGAGCGCCTGATTGCACAGAGGCGCGCCCGCGGAGTTCGAAACCCGTATCTGATCGTCACCGAGGATGGGAGGCAGGTGACCAAACACATGCTGAGATTGCGTTTTGACGATGCGCGAGACAAGGCAATTGTCATCGCCAGAGAGTCAGGCGACGGCGTGCTGGCAGCAAGCATCCGACAGTTCCAGTTCCGTGACATACGACCAAAAGCCGCCAGTGAAATCCTGGACCTGGGCGATGCCAGCCGCCTGCTGGGGCACACAGACAAGCGGATAACCGAGACTGTTTACAGGCGTGTTGGGGAGATCGTGAAACCGACCCGCTGA